CATCAATGCGATGTTAGAACAATTACAACCTTTATTAAATAAATATAAAGTGTGTATTGAACAACCAATGAAAGATGGTAAAGTTTTTACTATTTTGACTTGTGTTGAAACAGGACAATCTAAATCATCAAGTTTAGAATTACAACCTGTATCTGATCCTCAAAAACTTGGAAGCACAATCACTTATTTTAGAAGATTTACTTTACAAGGATTGATAGGAATTAGAACTAAAGATGATGATGCAAACCAAGCATCGGGAAAAACAATAAATCAAAGCAGATCAATAACTTCTGTAAATCAAAATAAAAAAGTTTATCATAACAAAATATAATATGGCACGAACAATTACTGCAAGTATTAATTTATCTAAAATTGATAAATCAAAACTTATAAAAGGTCAAAAAGGAACTTATTTAAATTTAGTTCTTTTTGTAAATGATGAACCTGACCAGTTCAATAACAATGTTGCAATAGCACAATCTCAAACAAAAGAAGAAAGAGATGGTGGTGCAAAAACAAATTATCTTGGCAATGGCAAGACAAATGATATGCAGCAAAAAGAAGTTAAATCAGAATCTATACCTGTTATTGCAGAGCAAGATGATGACTTACCATTCTAACTTTAAGGGGGTTAATCACCCCCTTTTTTAATACAATATTATGAATGAACACATCTTATATCACAATATTTTAGCTAACTACGATGAAAAGCTGAAATTAGAAGAAGAAAAAAATAAACAATTAGAAAAAGAAATAAAAGAACTTAAAAATGAAAATAGAAAACTTAGAAGTAAAAAATGATAGTATTAAGGATTATCACTCAAAAGATTCAATTTCAGCAAGTAGCTTGAAATTCATAGCTGAGAAATCAGTTTGGCACTATTTAAAGCGAAAACCCATTAAGACAACTAAATATATGACAAGGGGTAATGCCGTACACACAATTTGTTATGAGGGTATTGAAGCATTTAAAAAGGAATACTATGTTATGCCAAAACTTGATCTAAGAAAAAAAGATGACAAAGAATTAAAAGCAATACTTATTGAAAAAAATAAAGGTAAAATACCTTTAGATGAAGAAGAAGATAATATCATAAGGGGAGTACACGAGAATTTTATTAGCAATGATAAGGTTAAAAAATGGTCAAAAGGTAAAATTGAGGTTTCTCATTATGGAACTTATCAAGGCATACCAGTTAGAGTAAGACCTGATTGTATGGGCGATGATTGGATTAGCGATATAAAAACTTGTCAAGATAGTTCACCTGAAAAGTTTAATAAAGAAATTCAAAATAGAAACTATCATATACAGGCATATTTTTACTGCTTTATGTTAGGCATTGATCCATCGAGGTTTAGATTTATAGCTTGTGAAACTAATCACCCTTTTGGTATTGAAGTTTTTAAATTAGATGAAGTCCATCTTGAAAATGCTGAATTAGATTTTGAAAGAGCATTTACATTTTGGAAACTCTATAAAGAAAAGGGAATTGTAACTGGGTATCAATCCCAAGATTTTGATGATGATGGTACTATAATTTTAAAAGGTTGGAAAAAAAGATGAAAGATTTAAACACAATAAAAGGAATAGTAAATGAATTTTTTGAGGTTAATATAACAAGCAAATCAAGGAAAAGACAATTTGTTGATGCAAGGAGTATGTATTATAGTTTGTCAAGGGAATTAATTCCTGGTGCTACTCTTGAAAGAATTGGCAAATCTGTTCACAAAGATCACGCTTCGGTAAATCACGGCATTAAAACTTTGCACTCTTTTTTAGAGTTTGACAAACCAACCCAAAATAATTACTTAACTTTAAAACATATATGTTTAAGAAATATAGATAAATTGGCAAATCCATACGAAAAATATCTTAGCAAAGAGGATAAGTTACAACATAGTGTAATGGAATATTTAGGGTTTCAATACCCTGATGTTTATGCAATACATTGTGCTAACGAGGGAAAAAGAAGTCCTTTTGAAAGATTTAAGTTTAAATATTTAGGTGGCAAAGCAGGTATTCCTGACATCTTAATATTTAGACCTGGTGGTAATAATAAAAGTGGTCTTGCAATAGAACTAAAGATTGGGTATAATAAACCAACCGATAGTCAAAAAGATGCTTTAGAGAGATTAAGAAAAGAGAATTGGGAGTGTCATTGGACAAATGATTATGATAAAACTATTGAAATTATAGACCTTTATTTATCCCTTTCCAATGGTACAGAGTTATAAAATGGTTTATTGGTCAGAATCTAAGCAAAGGATTCGTTATACTGTCAATCATAATTTTGATGACTTTGAAAACTATGACTACATAGGTTCTTTAACTAAAGTTGAGTTTGATCTATTAATTGAAGCACTTTTTTTAAAGTTTCAAGATGAAGAAATTTCATTTGAAGATGTCCAATTAATGTATGACCGATTAAGAAAATTTTGTAATGAATTAAAAAACATTACCGAAAACCTGTAAAGATTAAATGAAAAAAAGTTATTACGCTATCATACCTGCATTTGTCAGATATGACCAAACACTAACCCCTAATGCCAAATTATTGTATGGCGAAATTACTGCCCTATGTAATGAAAAAGGTTTTTGTTTTGCAAGAAATAAATATTTTGCTGACCTATATGGTGTAAAAACAAGATCAATTACTGATTGGATTGGACAATTAAAAACAAGAAAATATATTAAATTAAAAATGACTTATAAAGAAAATTCAAAGGAAATTGAAAGTCGTGAAATATACATCATAAATTTTCGTGAGGTAGTGAAAAAAAATGCACCCCCTATAGAAGATAATCACCAGGATAATATATATATAAATAACAATAATAATACATTAGAATATAAGAAGAAAGAATTTTCAGATATGGTTTTAAAATCATTTCAACCTATTTGTGAGTTATTTCCAATTCAAACACAACCAAAAACACAAGCCGATAAAAACACTTGGCTTGATTGTATCGATAAACTTGAAAGGTTAGATGGATATTCACCAAGAAAAGTTTATTACATAGTCCAAAAAGTTAGATCAGATGATTTTTGGAAAAACAATTTTTTGACCATTTTAAAACTTAGAAAGAAAAATAAAGATGGTTTAAAATACATTAACCTATTCGAAGCCAAGTTTGGTAAGAATCTAAAACAAATAAATATATGATTAAATTAAGAAAAAAAGAAAGCAAAATTATGCTATGTGATTTTTCTCATATATCTCATATTTTTAAAAATTATCACTATAAAAAAGATAATATGGGTGGTGGTATAAGTTATTGTTTTGCAATGTTTATAAAAAACAATTTAGTTGGTGGTAGTGTTTTAGGTAAACCAAGACACGAAAAAAAATATAAAAATTGTATTGACATTAGAAGAATGGCTTGTATAGATGAATCTCCATCTAATTCAGAGAGTTTTTTTTTAGGTCAAATAATAAAATGGATTACTTGTAACACAAACTATGATTATGTACTTTCTTATAGTGATTTAACAGTAAATCATATTGGCACTATTTATAAGGCTTCAAATTTTGTAAAAATAGGTAAAACTGCACCTACAAAATATATTGTTTGGAACAATAAACAATATCACCCAAGAAGTTTAAGTATTGATAGAGATTATTCTTACAAATTAAGAGAGGCTATTAAAAACGGTAATGCTGAAATAATAATTGGTTTACCAAAAATAATTTGGATTTATACCATCAATAAAAATAAAAGAAGAAAAAAAATGATTATAGAAAATTTTAAACATACATCACCAAATCAAATTAAATTATATGAGTAAAAAGAATAAACATCAAGAAAGAAAAGAAATTCCTGTTTTTTCAGGAGTTCTAAAATATTTTCCAAAAGCAATTAGATATGTTTCTAAAGTAAGTTATGTTGGAAATGAACAACACAATCCAGGAACACCACTTCATTGGGATAGGGATAAATCAAAAGATGAATTAGATGCTTGTGTAAGACATTTAATAGACCACACAGAAGAACCATTAGATGATGATGGATTATTACATCTTGGTAAAGCTGCTTGGAGAACACTTGGTGCATTGGAGAAGTTTTTAGAAATGAACGATGAATAAATCTCTTGTCAAAGAACTTAAAGCAAAAGCTGAAGTTGTAGCCGATAACTTTTCTAAAAAGAATCGTGAGGGTAATTTTAACAATGAATTATTTAAAGTTGTTGAGGTTATTCCAATGTCAGATCATACGGCTTCAGTAATATTTAAAAAGAATACTGGAAAGAAAGCAGTTTTCTTTTTCTACTATCTCAATAGAGGTATGTCAAAGGGTTGGCAATATTTTGTACCAACCGATGCCCATATTATTGGTATGCAATCATTTAATTTTTATAAATTAGAAGTTGAAAGGAATAATTATAAAGAAAACTTCAAATGAAATTTACACAAAAAAAATATAAGAAAAGTATAGAACAACTTCAAGGTGAAATTAGAGAAGCTGCGATATTTATAAAAGAAGCTACTGAAGAATTAATGAATAGAAATAATAATGAAAAATAAAACACTAAAAAGAGAAAATAAATATTTAAAAAAAGAATTAAAAAAAACTAAAGGTTATAAAAAGCTATTAGATTACGAAACTGATTTAATGGGTTGTTTTAGAATTAAAGAAAAAGAGTTTTTTAAAATCCACTACATATTGGGGAATAATTATGATGACTTCACTAATAAATTTGTTAAAGACATTTATAGATTAATTACATCTAAAAAAGGTTTAAGTGAAAAGCAAATGATTGTTTTATTAGAAATAATTGAAAAAAGAGTTCCTAAATATATTTTAAATACACATAATGAAAGATAAATTTTTAGATTTTGGAATCGACATCGGTTTCAAGCAAGGGGAGTTCCACACTACTTGTCCAAAGTGCAGTAGTACAAGAAAAAAGAAAACCGAAAGGTGCTTATCCATAAATGAACCAAAAGGTTTATTTAACTGTCATCATTGTGGATATAGTGGTAATGTTAATCTTCAACAAAAAAAAGAATATGTAAAACCTATTGAGGTCAAATCTGAACTATCGGAGAAAACTCTAAAGTGGTTTGCTAAAAGAGGTATATCTGAAACCACAATCTTTAATTGGAACATTAGCGAATCCATAGAGTATTTTCCACAAGTCAAAAAAGAAAGAATAGCAATTAACTTTAATTACTATCGTGAAAAGCAACTAATAAACATAAAGTATCGTGATGGTCAAAAGAATTTTAAACTTTTTAAAGATGCTGAACTAATCTTTTATGGTCTTGACAATATCAAGGAAATGGAAAAGATTTACATTGTAGAGGGTGAAATAGATGCTTTGTCATTACACGAAGCAGGTCTATATAGTGTTTGTTCAGTTCCTAATGGTGCATCTAAAGGATCACAACGATTAGAATATCTTGACAACTGTTGGGAATACTTTGTGGATAAAACAGAGATTATATTATGTACAGATAACGACCAAGCAGGATTATCACTTCGAGGAGAACTTGCAAGAAGATTTGGACAAGGTAGATGTAAGTATGTTGAATTTGGCGATTATAAAGATGCTAACGATATATTAATCAACAAAGGTGCAAGTGAACTTCGAGAAGTTGTTAGTAAAGCGAAGAACTTTCCGATTGAGGGTGTACTAAATATTAACGATATTTGGGATAGTGTTTTAAACTTTAACGAGAATGGAATCAAGAATTATAATGTGCGATTGGGAAACTCTACTGAGTATTATAACATTAGCTTCGGAGAATGGACTGTATGCACAGGGATTCCAAATGCAGGAAAGTCAGATGTCATCGACCAAATATGTGTTAATCTTGCATTACAAGAAAACTTTAGAGTAGCAATGTTTTCACCTGAATCATTTCCTTATGAATCACATATAAAAAGGTTAGCGAATAAGGTTAATGAGAAAGAATGTACCACCGAAGATTTAAACAATACCAAAACATTTATTGAAGAACACTTTTTCTTTGTTCGAATAGACATTGAAAACTTAACCCTAAAAGGCATTTTAGATGCTTTTAAGCAACTTGTATTCCAAAAAGGTGTAAATATATGTGTGATTGATCCATATAATATGTTAGACCATTCTGCTCAACGAGATTTTACTTATGTTGGTAAACTACTATCAGAGATAACACAATTCTGCCAACAAACCAATACTCATTTGTTTTTAGTAGCACACCCAAGAAAGATGGAAAGTATAGATGGCAAATATAGAGTTCCAAATCCCTATGATATTTCTCAATCATCTGACTTTTTTAATAAAGCATATAATTGTATCACGGTTTATCGTAATCTTGGTCAAAAAACTATTTACGGAAGTGATAGTGTACAAGTATATGTGCAAAAGGTAAAGAGAAAAGAAAATGGCAAACAAGGCGATTTTATGGTTGCACCTGACTTTCAAAATGGGGGTGTATATAAAGAAATAGATAAGGATATTCAAAGGTTTGAAGTAATAAAAGATAATATACCTTTTTAGATATGGAACTAAATAAAATATACAACGAAGATTGTTTAGAAACAATGGCTAAAATGCCAAATGACTTTGTAGATTATTCACTTACATCACCACCTTATAATGTTGGAAACAATCAATTAAATGGTGAGGGTAAAAAATATGAATCAATAAATGATAAAATGACTAAAGATCAATATTTTGAAAATCAAAAACAGATTATTGAAGAATTATTGAGAGTAACTAAATACCATTTGTTTTATAATATTCAAATGCTTTCAAATAACAAACAAAGTGTTTTAAAACTTATGGGTTATTTTAATGATAAGATTAAAGAAATAATTATTTGGGATAAAAAATTTGGAGTACCTGCTATGGAACCTGGAGTTTTTAATAGTGCTTATGAGTATATTATAATATTTAGTAATGACCAACCAAATAAAAGAAAATTTTATGATGTAGATTTTAAAGGTACACAACAAAATGTGTTTCGTATAAAAAACAAACATTCAAATCCATTTGCTGATAAACATAAAGCAATATTTCCCCTTGATATACCAAGATACTTTATGCAAGTTTTTGGTAAGGAAAATGATATATGGTATGATTGTTATATGGGAACTGGTACAACAGCTGTTGCTTCAATAGAAGAAAAACGAAAATTTATCGGATCTGAAATTTTTAAAGAATATTGCGACCTTGCTAATAATAGATTAAAACCATATTTAATACAAACTAAATTGTTTTAACTTTGTAATATGTATGAAGTAAGCATATCGGTTATGAGGGGTTTTGGGATAGGTTTTAACTACTCTAATGAAGATATTGAGGGATTGGAATATATAGCCGATGATCTACGACACACGATACAAATTATCTTTTTCTTTGTAATAATCAACATAAATTACTTTACTCCTAACGAAGAAGAATAAATTTTTCTCATTGATTATCAATTAGTTAGCAATTATTTACATAAAATATTATTTTTCTTGTAAAATATTTTTTATATTACATTATAATTAAAAGAAAAAAGTTATGAAAT